ACTCTATTCGTTGGGCAGCTGATGACTCTAATTTTTATGTATTTTACCGTGGAAGAAGAGTTGCAGGATCTGACTTCGAGATCGAGTACGAGGTTCACTTTACCAACGGTCTAAACTACGCACTTATTAAGCTTGTTGCGTTTCCAGCGGATACGTACTCCAACACCGCGTACTACTTTGATGGGTCACGCACCGGTTTAAGCGCGATTACCTCGGCAAGAAACCCAGGAGACGAGTACAGAGTCTACTTTGGTGCAACGGCCGCATTTGCAACTTCGTTCACAGAGTTTGGTGTTTCAACACACACTGTCTGGCTTGCCTCGTCTACTCCTACCTCTGGAACTCTTGGCACCGGTTACTTTACGATAGTAGCAAACCAGGGCTCGTCCGCACAGGCGCCGACAGGAATTTCTGCGTCAAGCATCACGGGAACTACGGCAACCGTATCTTGGACAGCGCCCAGCAGCGCAAACAGCGGTATGTCCGCAATCCAAACGTATGATTATTCTATAGACAGCGGCGCTAACTGGACATCAACGGGCGCGAGCACATCCGTCAACCTTATAAGTCTAACCTCAAATACATCGTATACAGTCTTAGTAAGAGCAAACAACTACTTCTTTACCGGGACAAACTACGCGAGTGTTACCTTTACTACGGCTAACGTTCCTGGAACACCTACGATTACCTTTAGCTCTATTACTGCAACAGGATTCACCGCAACGTGGGCTGCAACAGGAGCAACAACATATAACGTTGATGCGTTTAGGTCGGTCTCAGGCGCGGCATTAACTGATACTGGTGGTTTTACATACCCTAGAAACGGAACATCCGCAACTACCGCAACGTTCACAGGTTTAACTGGAACTCTCTCGCACAGTATGTCGGTGGCTGGTATAAACTCCGGTGGCACGGGTCCTACCTTCTCTAAATCGCTTGCCGGAACCCCTGCGGTGACGTTTGGAACAAACACAACAAACTCTACCGGATTCACAGGTTCAATATCAAACTATGACAATACGTACACGTACACCGCATCAGCAACCAACTCTGCGACGGTAACGTTTGGCTCGGTAAGTGGCTCAACCTACAATTTTACAGTATCCGGACTTGCAGCAGGCGCAAGCTCAACTGTTACGATTACAGCAGCTAAAGCAACCGCGTTTAACGGAACCGGCTCAACTACCGCAACTGCAACAGTTGCAGCTCCGCCTGCTCCAACTATTACGCTAAGTTCTATAAGTACCACTGGATTTACTGCAACGTTTGCCTCGACCGGTGCGACCTCGTACTCTGTAGATGTGTTTCGTTCAGCCACTGGTGTTTCAGCCACTGGGTACCCGACAACTATCTCGGGGTCGTCAATAAGTCCAACTGGACTTACAGGAACAGTAAATTACAGTATTACCGCCGTTGCGACAAACGCAGGCGGCAGTAGCTCGATGACGACTAAAACAATTACAGGAACCCCTGCGGTAACATTTGGCTCCAACACCTCGACGGCAACTGGGTTTACCGGATCAGTTAGCAACCGTGACGCTGCTTACTCTTACTCTTTTGCTGCTTCAAATAGCGCGACTGTTACACCTGGTTCAGCCTCAGGCTCATCTTATCCGTTTACCGTAAGCGGTTTATCCGCAGGAGCAAGCTCAACTGTAACAGTTACATCAAGTAAAACAGACGCCTTTAACGGAACCGGCTCAACAACGGGATCAGCTACCGCCGCGGCTACTCCAAACGTTACTCAAATAACAGCGCTCGGGCTAGGAAACACGACAGCGCCGTACATTAGATTTACCTTTACCAGCACGAACGCCGCCTCTCTAAGTATAATGTTGTACAGATCCGCAGTTGAGGCTGGCCCTTTTACGCAGCTTGCTAACAGAAGCATTCAAGCAACTACCGGAACACTCGCTGTAGACTTTAGCTCAAGAAACGGCACTACGTCAAACTACTACTATGTCGACGTTATACCATATTCTAGCGCTGGCGGCACGGGTACCGCTGGTACACTAAGAACATCTAGAATAAAACGTGGATCCGCTACTACAACGACAACGGTGTATCCATGATGCGCTTAAAAGGAGAAAGACAAAAATATGGAGTATGAATTGCTTCTTCCAGAAGAAAAAATAAAAATAATTAACGAAAGAATACTTGATCTAGAACGACATATATTTCATAATGAAACGTTACTACTTGAGAACGAGTCGATAGGATTATTTGACGAAGAAAGCGTGGTATCTATGAATACACAAAATTCTAGGTATACGCAGCAGATATTAGTCCTAGGTCAAATCAGAGACAGCATCAACCAGTAATAAACCTAACAAAAGAAAAGGAAGAAAAATAATGCCAAGCACAGACATCACAAAGGAAGACAAGCTCGATCTCATAGCGTCTCGCATCAGAGGTGTAAGAATCACTAAGTATAACGCCGAGCTTAATATAATTGAGCAAAATGCAACCGACGCTCCAGAGGTAGGTATCATCACGTCCTCTAATAAGACGATAGAGATGACAGAGGCACAGATCACCGCACTGCAGGCTCAGTACGCTCTTGTCGAGGCAGAGTAATATAAACCTATGGAGAAGCCAAAAACAAAGAGTGAACTAATGATCATTGCCCTTCAACAACGTATCGGCGAGATCGTCGCGCAGTACGAAGGACAAATTGCATCTTTGCGTGCAGATTTAACGCAATTAATGGAAGTAAATGATATAGTTAACTCTGACGCTAAGACGAAAGAGGGAATGAACTAGTGCATGAGGTTAAGGACGGCTCGCGTACCCTGCAGTTTAGCGGTAAGCTTTTAGCCGAGTCGTCTTCCTGGAGACGCGGGTCAACCCGTTGGATCGAGTTTAAGCTCTACAAGACGGACAACGGCTCGTACATTCTTTCACGTATAGGTGTATCACTTATATTCCACGGTGCGGCCTGTCCTCTTGTAAAGAGATACGGACTTATCGAGGCGTCCGCGTCTACGCTGGACAAGGACGCGCTGCCGTGCGAGGAGTGCTATCCTACAAGAAGCGCGGAGATGATCTTCCCGGAGAAGCACCGCTACTGGGCACAGGTATCCGAGGAGGCAACTCCCGTACTTGAGGCTTTGTATAAGTATGATCAAGGTGGTGCACGATACCTGACGAAGGTTGCCGAGAGGCTATTAGAGGACGCGTCTGATATAGACCGTGGTATCGAGCAGGTGTACAGAATAGAGCTTATTCCATAAGAACGTTTTAAGTGATATAATTTTAGACTAAGAGACAAAGGACAAAAATGACATGTTTATAGTAGTTGAAGGAACGGACGCTTCAGGCAAAAGCTCGCTATTAGAAGAAGTGCTAAAGCAGCTTAGTAAAAAATATCCTGGCAAGGAAGTAAATTTTTATCATAAGTCAGCTCCAGCAGAGCTATCTCGTCGTTTTGTTCTTAGTGATTATGTTACATCAGTAGAAAAGTTTGATTTCTCAAAAACGATAGCAGTAGCAGACCGGTGGCATTGGGGCGAAATAGTCTACTCTACACTAAAACGTCCGGAGTCAGGATCAGGTGACGGATACGGTCTCCTCGGCGTCGCGGGTTGGCGTTGGACGGAGCTCTTCCTTCAATCACGCGGAGTAGCTCAATTTTGGCTGTATCAACCTCTTGATGTTATCACGCGTCGTCTTAACGCCCGCGGTGACGACTACGTACTTGCAAGTGAGCTTGGACAGATACTAGATCTCTACGAGAACGCGGCGCTTTCCTGCGCGGAACTCTCCGCCCGCGTAGCGCCCGACGCGGACAGCCTTAGCGAGCTTCCTATACTCGCGGGACAGATAATCGCAAAGGCAGAGCAGGTGCAAAACGACGCGAAGGCTCTTACACAGTTTCCCGAGTACATCGGTCCACGCAGGCCTAGGGTACTTCTTGTCGGAGATAAAAGAAACATAACTAAGAAACACGGCGAGGAAACAATTCTTCCGTTTATGCCGGTTGACGGTAACTCCGGCGAGTACCTACTTACCGCGCTGCAGAATCCGGACTGGAAACAGATGGGAATCGTTAACGCAAACGATACCAACTCCCACGAATTTGACGAACTTTGGTATACCCTAGGAAGACCGGCAATTGTCGTACTAGGTCGTCTTGCGGAGAGGTCAGTTCGCGCATATGGAATTCCCGAGGAACGCTACGTGGTAGTGTCTCACCCGCAGCACGTACGTAGATTTTTTAACTCGCGTAAGGAAGAGTACGGACAGGCAATATCACGCCTAGCCGAGACAAAGGACAAGGGAGATCAATGGATACTGCGATAATAGATATACCTGACGGAGTTAACGGATACGTTGACCTCGTTCAACATGTTCTTAAGTACGGTAAGGAAACTGCCCCACGCGGAATGAAAACACGCGAGATAGAGGACGCAGTTATACGTATCGACGACATACGCAACACGCTGCCGCTTAACGTTAACCGCGGAACTGTTCCAGGTATCGGAGCGGTTGAGGCTTGTCAACTTCTTGCAGGCGCATCTACTCCTAAACTTGTTGTGCAGGTCGGTCCTGCGTTCGCTAACTTTGCGGAGGACAACGGTCTGTTTCACGGGGCATACGGTCTTCGCACCGAGGACCAGTACGCTCCCATCGTCGAGCGTCTTAAGGCAGACCCTGATACACGACAGGCCGTCGTTACCATCTGGGATCCAAAACTAGATTTATTACCAAGCAAGCGTGACTATCCCTGCACGATTTTGCACCAGTTTAGAATTCGCAACAACAAGCTTAACATGAGTGTTTACATGCGCTCGAACGACGTATGGCTTGGAGCTGCATATGACTTCTTCCAGTTTACACGCGTTCAACTTGCGATGGCGTCCGTTCTTAAGATCGAGCCTGGAACGTACACTCACCACGTAGGATCTCTTCATATCTACGAGCAGCACTACGACTCCGCGGAAAATTTAACGCATACTAAGGAACCATACGAGGATATTCCCGCGATTACAGGTACGACGTGGGAACACGTTAGAAATCGTGCAATGGCAGCTCTCTCCGCGGCAATTAACAAGGAGGAGGAATCACTGCTGTACATAATGCACCCGTTTGAACAGTGGTACGCAAGCGCGATGATAACGGCAATAAAAAAGAACGAGGCTAACAAGTGAAGGATAACCTAGACCAGTATGAAAGTCCGCTGCACGGCGCAACCGTTCAGCTTCACGAGATCTACATGGAGTTACGTAGCTCCGGTTTTACCCGTAAGGAAGCGCTGTATCTTATTTCTCAGCTGCTTGTTAACTCATTAGTTTCAGGAAAGGACGATGACATTGTTTGATGAATACTTGTTTTTTATGCGTATGATTCTTAGCTTAATTGCCGCACTTAGCGGACTAGTTGTCTTGTTGGTTGGATAACAAATAAATGATAAGTAGTCGCCCTTCGTGGGATGAGGTATGGATGCAGGTCGCCGACTCCGTGTCCCGCAGATCTCGTTGTAGCCGTGCACAGATAGGTGCGGTAGTTGTGTCAAAGGACCAGCGCATCAGTTCTACCGGTTACAACGGACCTGCCGCTATATTTCCCGCTGAAGGCGATTGTATTAACTGGTGTGCACGCGCGCAAGGTTTAACAGATCTAAATAACACGTATGACTCGTGTCCTTCAATTCACGCGGAGGCTAACGCACTTTTATACGTTGACCGTTCACGCGTAGAAGGTGGTACTATCTATATTACCGACGCGGCATGTTATCAGTGTGCTAAACTTGTCTCTAACTCTGGAGTTTCAAGAGTTGTTATGAGAATAGGCACACGTGCATCTCATCGTTTACCGGACGCAACGGTTAGATATTTTAAGGAATGCGGTATCGAGGTAACTATAACAGAGGACGTAGATGACAACTGAAGGGTTAGGTGACGTTAAACTTCACCTGGTAAACAGCGTTGAAAAGGCAGGTGAATTTTTAACCTGGCTTGGCGAGCGACGTCCTCACAACACAATTGCCATCGACACTGAAACAGGAGAGTTGCCTGGGCGTGAGCGTAAGGATGCTTTATCTCCGTGGCACGGTCGACTTCGTCTTGTGCAGGTAGGTGACGGGCAACAGGCATGGGCAATGCCGTGGGAAGAGTGGTCCGGTGTTTTCTACGAGGCAATGGATAAGTTTGACGGTGGAATCGTATGTCACAACATTGCGTTCGAAGCTCGCTGGTTTGACATTAAGTCTCGCTGGAAGATGCCGTGGCATAGAGCTCACGACACGATGATCATGGCGCACATCATTGATCCACTTGGATCCGGTGCGTTAAAACGTCTTGCCGCACTGCACGTTGACGGCCGCGCGGTAGCACTCCAGGATACGCTTGACAGTGAACTTGCTAAGAACGGGTGGACATGGGGCACGGTTCCTACCGACTTTGAACCGTACTGGGCATACGGTGCACTTGACTGTGTTTTAACTATGCGCCTGTGGGAACAGTTTTATGAAAAATGCGGACCAGGTGCTCCGTACAACAAGGCGTACGAGCTCGAGATGGCCGCGCGACGTATCGTTACCCGCATGGAGATTAACGGCGCGCGTATCGACCTTGACTACTCGCGTAAAAAATTCGACGAGCTAACGGAGTACGCGGAGTCAGTTAAGACGTGGGCTAAACAGAAGTACAGCGGTGTCTCAATAACAAGTAACATTCAACTTGTTCGTCTTTTTGAATCACTTGGCGGCGAGATTAACGAGTACACACCATCAGGACAGAAATCAGCTTCCAAGGACCAGTTAAAACTTCTTTCTATCGACGGAAACGAGGAGGTAAAGAACCTAGCGGAGATCGTGCTTAAACAACGCAAGGCGGACAAGCTTGCCAACACATACTTCGCTAACTTCCTTAACGATAACGTTGACGGTTTTGTTCATCCGTCGGTAAAAACCCTAGGTGCGCGTACCTCGCGTATGTCAATCCAAAATCCAGCGCTACAGACACTGCCTAAGGGCGATGACACTGTTCGTACCGCGTTTATCCCAAAGGACGAAGATCATGTCATCATCACAAGCGACCTTGACCAGGTTGAGTTTAGAATGTTTGCGTCTCTATCACAGGACCCCAACCTCATCACTCTCTTTAACCGTGCAGATGCAACAGGGTCGGATCCGTTCACTGAAATTGGTCGTGAAATCTATAACGATCCGACAATGCAACGATCAGACAAGCGACGTAACCTTATCAAGGGAACCGTCTACGGTCGACTTTATGGCGCCGGAGTTGCAAAGCAAGCTCTAACAGCAGGCGTTGCCGAAGGTCAAATGAGATCAGTATCAGACGCGTTTGATGGTCGTTTTCCAGGCATGGCTTTTTTCCAAAAGCAAATCGAAGATGCAGGCATGCGTCGGTTAAAGGCAGAGGGACAAGGATATGTCTATACGTGGACAGGTCGTCGTCTCCCTTGCGATGAGGATCGTGTTTACTCCCTTGTGAACTACCTTATCCAAGGTGGAGCAGCCGAGGTATTTAAGGCTAACCTTATCAAACTTGACCAAGCTGATCTTACGGAATTACTTATCGTTCCGGTGCACGATGAAATTGTTCTTAACGCTCCGCGTAAGGACGCACAGGAAATCATGAAGACAGTCAAGGAGTGCATGACAACCACCGAAGGCTGGGACGTACCTCTTACATCCGGAATTGACGGACCTATGGAGAACTGGGGTGAAAAATATCGCTAATAAGCGATATAATAAAACTATGCCAATTGTCTACGTGCTATTCTTAAAATCAAAACCAGATGAAATTCGCTATGTCGGCGTGACTAAGTATGAAACCACCGCTACGCGTTTGAAAGGACATAAAAGTGCTGCATTGAATGGAATGAACCTACCAATATACGATTGGATACGAAAACACGGTGCAGATAACATAGTCGCCGAGGTAGTCAAATCTTTACCTACTTTAGAAGAAGCATACACTGCAGAAAAAGAGCTTATACAGGAATTACGATTAGCTAATATCCCGCTTCTAAATCTGGCTAATGGTGGGACCGGTGGATACACGGGCCCTCCATCTAAAGAAGCGCGTGAAAAAATGGCGGCAGGCGCTCGCGGTCGTGTTAGATCTCAAGAAGAACGAGATAAACTTAGTGCAGCAAATAAAGGAAAGAAACCATCTAAGGCTACAATAGATGCATCAAAGTTATATAACGCTACTCACGTAGTATCGGAAGAAACACGACAGAAAATGAGTATTGC